GCAATTCTTGTTTTATTCTTTATACTTTGCAATTCTTTTTGATTCTTTATTCTTTATACTCTCCATTCAGAAGTTCATTGTAATTGTTATAGTCAGTGGTGTGGTTAATTCTAATTACAATGGACTTCTCAATGGACAGTTATTCTTTATACTTTCACTGTTTGAGTTTAATTCACTTAGCACTGTTTGAGTTAAAGTAAGACAGCACTGTTTGAGTTTAATTCACTTAGCACTGTTTGAGTTAAAGTAAGACAACACTGTTTGAGTTTAATTAAAACAACACTGTTTGAGTTAAAGTAACTTAGCACTGTTTGAGTTTAATTAAAACAACACTGTTTGAGTTAAAGTAACTTAGCACTGTTTGAGTTTAATTAAAACAACACTGTTTGAGTTTTTTACTCTAACTCTACCTGGTGCCGATTCCAACCACGGCAACCGCCCATACGTCAAGCGTTTTACCCATTAGCATCGCTGATGGGATATTTCCGATTCTCTTAAGGTTTAAACCCTCTAGGGGGGATCTCCAACTGCTACAGTTGCGGAGCGAACCTTGAAAACTGAATAGCAGGATCGGGCGGTGCCGGAGGCATCGCGGGCGATGGGTCGGGCGGGTTCTACCGTCGCGCCGATTTTGCTATTTTATATTTTTAAGGTTTGCTTCAGTTACACTTTTCACCCTACAGTTCTTTTCACAATGGATCTGCAGACTAACGCTTCCAAAGTTGTTGAACTTGACGCCAAGATTAAGAAACTTTCTGAGCAATTTGCTGCTCTTAAAGTAGATTTAATGCAGCAAATGATCACTGACAATGTTAGTGAGATTGTCATTAAGAGAAAAAAAGTTGTACTTTGCCAGCGCCAAAATAAAGACTTTGGCGCTGAAATTAACCGCCAAGAGTTAGAACTTAAGGCAGAAAAGAAAAAGTTAGAAACTCTAGGAGAGTTTACCATCTCCAGTGTAACTAACTTCATTCAAGTCCGCTGACAATTAGGGGCAGTATTCTCTGCCCCTTTCTTTCCACCTTCACCAACAAGAACAATGCAAACTGATCACATTTGCACCGTGACCAATCGCGAGGGCGTGCGCTTAGCGTACTATTCCATTGCCGCGCGCGATGGGGAGTCATGTGTGAGATTTGAGGGATTTGGCGTAACGCGCGTTAGGTTCAACGCCTTGAGCGGTGCCCTAGCGTGGTGCCAACGGCGCCCAGGGCGTCAAATTGACGTTCAGGCGGATGGGTCGATCCGATTTTATCAATAACCAACGGGGGAGGCAATCCCTCCCCCTTTCTTTAATCAAACCCACCGCACTTTGATCATGACCGCTACACTCTCTCGCTACACTCTGGAATGGGACGCATCACGTGGCGATGCAATCCCTGAACTCGGTTACATCTACACTCAGGAAGTTACTTTTTACACTGTAGACGGATACCGCTACGATGTGTCCTTCGATGTTGGTGACGGTCGCAGATTGGGCGTCTTGTTTGTAACTGTAGATCAGCAAGATCCGCACGGTTACAATCAAACAATGAACTATTGTTTGGGGCAATTTTATAACAATCAAGGTGCAATTAAGTTCGCCCAGTTTGCACTTAACCACTTCATTGAGACTGAAACGTGGTCAGTCTGCCCGTCATTTCAGGCAGTAGATTATATTGACGGTGACCCTTGTACGCTCGGAGGTGATGAGATAGTGAGCGAACTTTACACCTGGTAAGGTATACGTTCGTGGGTGGCAGTTCTTTATACTCTGCCGCCCTATTCGTGAGTGATGAGGATACTTTATCAGTCGTTGGTGCGTGATCAGCAGTGCTGATCGATCAGCAATGCTTATTCGTGCGTGTTTGACAGATAAGCGCCCCTTATCGGTCGGTGGGGGGGATGCGATATAAAAACCGATGACTCCCCTAATCTATAACTGACCCAGATCGAGAGATAAATATAAATCTCAAAACAAAAAATTTTTCCCAAAAAAATTTGCTATAATACCTTACAATAAAAAAATTTTTCAGGTATGAAACTTTATCCCACAAGATTCAGTGGTTATTATGTTACTGAGGATGGAGAAATTGTGAATGGATTTATTCTTAAAAGGTAGAATCTCATATATAAAATCGAAACATCATATACATCAAATGAAAAAAAATCGCGGAGATATTTTTGAGTCCATAGAGGTTGATCCAATTAGTGGAGACTATTACATCACAATCCCAGAGCAAATTATGAATGACTTAGAATGGTACGAAGACACCAAGATTAAATTTTCCATTGAGGGTAACGAAGTCATTCTCTCAGAGGCGGATTGACTTCTTATAGATAATGGAGTATGATATGAATGCACATTTATCTTTTTATGAATTTAATAGATAGATTTTACAAATATCTACCAGATATTCTTGACGAAAATACTTGTTGGGAATGGAGAGGATGTTTAGATTCTTATGATTATGGTTCATTTTCCTATAATAAAAAAACATACAAAGCACATAGACTTATGTATGAAATGCATTATGGAATTGCATTAAATGATTTACATTGCTTACATAAATGTGATAATCGTAAATGTGTAAATCCATTACATTTATTCGCCGGAACAAATCTTGATAACATAAAAGACAAAGTTAAAAAAGGAAGATGTTATACAGGAAATCAAAAAGGTGAACATAATGGAGCATCTAAACTTAAAGATAATGATGTAATTGAAATTAGAAGATTGTATAATATTAAAAAATATACAACTATTAAACTTGGTGAAATGTATGGTATTCATCGCTCTACAATCTCATATATTGTAAATAACAAAACCTATACACATTTGTTGGAGAATTAATTTATGGCTCGTGGATTTACTGTAAAAGCAAAGGCACCAGTTGCCGGAAATAGCACAGAAGAATGGGATTATAATCTCGCAAAAGAAATGGTACGCGGAAAGTCCATTGTCTTTTGTCTTCCAGGAAGAGGAGTTTCATATACTTACCTCAAAAACTTTGTACAACTTTGTTTTGATCTTGTACAATCGGGAGCAAGCATCCAGATCTCGCAAGACTATTCATCCATGGTAAACTTTGCAAGATGCAAATGTTTAGGTGCGAATGTACTGCGAGGACCCGATCAGATTCCCTGGGATGGCAAACTCAATTATGATTGGCAACTTTGGATTGATTCTGACATCGTTTTCAATAGTAATAGTTTTTGGCAATTGATTCTGATGGATAAGGACATTGCTTCTGGGTGGTATGCAACAGAAGATGGGCACACGACCTCAGTTGCACATTGGTTGGACGAAGACGACTTCCGTGGCAATGGTGGTGTGATGAATCACGAAACCGTTGAAAGCATCTCAAAGCGTCGGAAACCCTTCACAGTTGACTATGCAGGTTTTGGATGGCTTCTGATTAAGAACGGAGTCTTTGAACATCCCGAAATGAAGTATCCTTGGTTTGCTCCTAAGATGCAAGTTTTCGAATCTGGTCAAGTACAAGACATGTGTGGTGAAGATGTATCATTCTGCCTGGATGCAAAAGAAGCAGGATTTGAAATCTGGTGCGACCCTCGTATCAGAGTTGGTCACGAAAAAACAAGAGTAATTTGATACAATGGCAGAAACTTACAATATTCTCTGTAAGGGTCGTAAAATATATACAAGTCTTTCAGAGGAAGAATATTTCAATGTTATGGAAGACTTGTCAATTGAATATTATCAGACAGGTTCTCCAAGACCTGAAGATCTTGAAACTGAAATTTTATCGGAGTAACAATCATGGCAAAAGGTGGATCACTAAAGAACAGTTCTTATATTCCGGGGCCTCCTAAGAAGTCTCGTCAAGGAGCAGGTGGAGGAACTAAATATGCTGCGTCTTCTCGTAATGGAGCGCGTAAAAAGTATAGGGGTCAAGGTAAAGGATAATGTATAGTAGAGATCAAATTTTAAATTCGATCAAAAACTTAAAAACATTCCTCAAACCCAGCACTATTCCTGGTGCTGGTGTTGGGGTTTTTTCTTTAATAGACATTCCTAAAGATACTCTTATTTTTGAAGTTGAAAGAAAAGATGATTACTTTTTTAAAAATTCAGAAATAAAAGATCTTCCACCCAATATTCAAGAATACATATTAGGAATGACGGATGGAATAGAAGGAGAAGGTTTTTATCTTGATGTTCCAGCATTTAAAATTTATACCGCTTATTATATTAATCATTCCCATAATCCTAATGTATTTTGGGATAGAAGAACTGATGAAATTTTTTCCATAAAGCACATTCAATATGGAGAAGAATTAACAACATACTACAAACCTAATGAGAGAGATTTTAAATGAATGTTATCAATTTACCCCCAAAAAAAGTTTGGATTCGTAAAGAATATCTAAGAGATCTTCGTGATGGTCATGGAGAGTATGTAAAAGCATGGTGGGTCTCTTTAAAATCAATTTGGGGAAGATCTTTTTACTTTGAATCATATATTCCAGAATATGGTGCCTTATATGATAAACTTCCAATTTCTGCCTTTTTAAATTGGGAAAGTGACCATCCAGATAAACCAAGGATACTTGAAAAAGATCTACCATTACCCGATCTTCAGTATTGGGATTCCTTCGATTACGACTCTGAGATTGTTGAAAAGCAATTTTTATACACGATGAGTGTTGAAGTTAAGCACAGATCAGGTTATATCTCAGAGGGTGGTAGATATTTGTTCACAATTGATGCTTCTCATCGGGATAGAAACATCCCAGATCTAACATTTGCCGAATTTGCAGAAGAACATAAGTCACATAACTGTATTATTCTCCCAAATGGTCAAATTGGTCTCTATCCAAATAATCGGTGTAGATGGAAAGATGAGAGTTTAACTCCAAAAATACTCAAAAAACCAGATTTTCTTGTTTCAACAAGGCATTTTACGACTGAAACTGGTCAATATAATGAATATCTAGGACATACCGAAGAATATTTTTGGGAAGCAGATCAAAATACGAAATAAATAAATTTTTTGCTGAAACCTGAATTGGAACAATACTCAATGGGTAAACACCTGCTCTTAGAGGTGTATGATGTTGATTTTGAAGCGATTAATGATGTAGAATCACTTCAAAATGCCATGATTAGGGGGATAAATCGTGCAAAAATGACGATTTTGAACACATTTTCTCATTGTTTTCTTCCTCAGGGTTGCACAATCGTCATTGCACTTGCAGAAAGTCATGTTTCATGCCATACGTGGCCCGAAAATGGATGTCTTGCCATCGATGTTTACACATGTGGTGAAGGAAATCCAAAATTAATTGCATTAGAACTCTTAAAATACCTAAATTCAGACAATTATAACATAAGGGAACTGAATCGTTAAATACAAATAAGGAGATAGCAACCTCCTTTATAAAAGTTCTGTTTTATTCACTAAAACAGGAGCTAAAATGTCAAATTTACCCGTTGATAGAGATTGGGAACATATGAAATCGATGTGGGGAACTACTCACCTTGTAACTGATTATCAGTCTCAACCTCAAAAAAGAGTAATTCAAGAAGTTATGCATGATCTTGCACCTCGTCATGACTTAAAAAAACAACAAGATCTGCATGAAAAAATTCGTAATGATGATGATTATGATGATTGGGACTATGGGACTGAACCAGCATATGGAATACCTTGGAAATCATCATAAATAAGTAAAGAACTCATCTAAAAATGACAGTCACCAGGATATCCAGATCTTTTAAAGATATTAGTTTATCTTTTGACCCACATCCGGTGACTAAAGATCTGTCTGTTTTAACAAATGAAAGAGCAATTATTCGCTCAGTTCGCAATTTAGTTGAAACAATTCCAACAGAAAGATTTTTTAATCCTACTCTTGGATCGAATGTAAGAAGCAGTTTATTTGATTTTGTTGATTATGCAACTGCTTCTACAATTCAAGATCAAATTATTGAAGTGATTAATAATTATGAGCAGAGAGTAACAAATACAGTTGTTCAAGTTGACCCCATACCAGATCTTAATGAATTTGAAATAACGATCACATTTGATATTATTGGACAAGAAATACCAGCGCAACAGTTTTCATTCATACTAGAGGCAACAAGATAAAATGCCTTTTACTAAATTTACAAATCTAGATTTCGATCAAATAAAGACTTCGATCAAAGATTATCTCCGTGCCAACTCTACATTTACGGACTTTGATTTTGAAGGATCAAATTTTTCTGTCTTAATCGATACTCTAGCGTATAACACATATATTACAGCATTTAACTCTAATATGGTTATAAATGAGTCCTTCTTGGACTCTGCAACCGTAAGAGAAAATGTAGTATCTCTTGCAAGAAATATTGGATATGTTCCATACTCTAGAAATGCCTCCGAGGCAATTGTATCGTTTACAGTAACTGTATCACCTAACAGTTTCCTACAAGACGGCACACCAGTCTAT